GGTCGTGTTCGTCTCAAACTGGATGTACGAATCACCGCCCGTGTTGAATGTGAACGGTGCCGGGATGTTTGCAAAGAAATTAGTGGCAGTTATTTTCTTTGTCGTGTTGGTCCCAACATCAACAATAACAAAGAGATCGCTTGCTGCCATTGTCGTGGCTTCCGGCAATGCCGAAATTTTGACATCGGCGGCAAGTGCAGACGCCGGAATCAGCATCAAGGCAAGAAGAATAGCGAGGTATTTTTTCATCAAGTCACCCCCTTTATGTCGTGAGATATATCGTCACCGATCGTGATATCCCAGGACCAGGTGTTCTTGTCCTCGTAGCCCGCCGGGTAGCCGTTCTGGGCCGTGATCTCGGCAGGGTGTGACCCGCCGCATGAAGCTGGTGGACGCCCTTCGCGAGCTGCTCGACGAAGTCCTGGAATTTGTTGAAAGCTGCCATGATGTCCTCCTTTGGAGTGGATTGCTAGTTTATGCGCCGTACCATTGCACCAAGATGGACTCGAGAGATACAGTCCCGCTTCCATAGGCCTCTATCGTTAGAGTCCTCAATGCTCCGGCCTGTCCTGAGATGTCCAGTGGGGAAGATGAAAAATAACCACCTCCTGACATCGTGGCGACGGCACCAACCGTCCCATTAACGTTAACCCTGATATAGACTGCATTCTGGGCATAGCCATGCACCGAAAGGATTACATACTTTGCCCCCGCAGGGATGTAGGCATAGAATTTCAGATAGGTCTGGTAGCTGCCGGAGAGGCTAGCCAGATTCACGCCATTCTCCCAGTTTGTCCCGGGAGACAACTGTGCGGCATCATTTTGACCATGCCAATTAATCAAAGTTGCGGCCCCGGCCGCCATTTTTGAAGGCGTCACGGCATTGTTCTGAACTTTCGCCGTGCTCACGGTGTTGTCGGTGATTTTGGAGCCGTCCACGTCGTTGATTTTCGCGTTGGTGATGAAGAGGTCGGCCATCTTTGACCGGCCCGTGGCGTCGGCGGACAAAACGCCAGCCGCAAGGGAGGCCGTCTTTACCTGCCCCGCAGCTACGCACTGGCCGTCCATATCCCACCATTCGACCCAGGACGAGTTGTAGCGTATCTTCACCGAAGATGATCCGGTGTCGTACCAAAGCTGCCCCGCATCCGGGCTTGTCGGAGCGGACGATCCGCTGAACAGGGACCGCAGGGCATCGAAATTGTTTTCGACGTTCTGCATATCCGTTTCAATGACGTTCGCCGTGCTGAAACAGTTTGAAGAATAGGATTGAGACATATCTCCCCCTATGAAGTAGGAACCGACAGAGACGCGATGACGGTTTTCAAGGTGCGCCTTGACAGCCAGCTTGTTGATGTATGCCTGTGCAACGGCAGCGTAGGCGCTCTGCACGGCCTGCATGACCTTAGCATCGGTAACAGTTGTGCTGTAGTTATGCTGCTTGCCAGCAATCGCCGCCGTGGGGAAATTATCGTCGTATAATTCCGAATAGACGGTGTACGTCCCCGGTGTCGGCCCGTTCGTGATCTGTTTGATCCGCACTCTCAGCGCCATTTACGTGCTCCAATAAGCCGCCGTCATGTTCAGCGTTTTGAGATATAGTTGACTGAGCACGTCGGGGTCTGTGATTGTTACGTCAACCTGCATGTATCTCGCCGTGAATTCTGGTGAGCAGACATTAAACATTTTGGCTGAGTTATTCAGCGCATCGGTGGAATCTCCCCAACGGATCGTGCTTTCAAGGATTCCTGCCTGAGACTGATTTACGACCTCATACCAACGTTTAGATGATGATTGAATCGAGGCCCATGTGTTTGTCGAGGGGAGCGCGGCCCAACTTGCAGAGCTGCCTGCAAACACCGTCAGGAAATCCCCCCACACGCGCACGGTGATTGAGCTCGACAGGTCGTAGATAGGAGATACCCACGTCCCGGTTAGCACGTCTGCATCGTGGGTGCACTTTAAAACCGCCGTAGACGCATATGTGCTGTTGGTCGTGTTGCTATGCACCCCAACGGAATAATCCCAATTCCACGTTGATTCCCTGACGCTATACCCAGCTGGCCTGAAAACAGTGACAGCCCCGCTGCGCTTCGTATCGCTGTATCTTCCCCGGTTGTCGCGCGGGGCCAACCAGAACGTAAACGAGCCGGGCTTGAATCCGCTCAATCGGATTTGCGCCGACTTGAACGTCCCGATATAAATGCCGCCTTCCCATGTATCACCCAGGCGCACCTCGTAGCCCTCAATGTCCTGGTCTGTAATGTCATCCGTCAGGATGGTCACGGTGTCCCCTGATGCCACGACGCTGATCGCGTCCGGTGCCGTAGGCGCCTCCGCCTTGCCTGTGATAAGATGCGCCGCAGAGTAGGCAGAAGCGAAAATTTCCTTTCCTCCCCATATGTTCACCGATACGATTTTGACGGTGTAGGTCTGCCCTTCCTCTACGGGGTCAACCTGGAAATCACCCGTGGCCGTGCCGATATTGTTGTAGTTCGTGCCGCCGTCGAGGCTCACCCATATTTCAGCGTGATCCCAAAACGGATAGGACGTAGCTGCGGGCGGGTCAAAGTTGATTAACAGTCGGGTGTGCGTCCGATTGGCCCAGGAGTAGGTTTCCTCGGATATCGTGACGTTGATGACATTGGGGACCGTCGCCGTGGGGTCGGGAAGGGTCGTGTCGTGATAGTTGTGCGATGCAATGTCTAATACATCGTTGTAAAAGGCGCTCGACTCCTCAACTGCCGATATGGCAACCTCCATCGCAGGCGTTACCGTGACGGCATTCACCCTGAAAACCTTGCTCGACCATCCGGGGAACGTGTGTGTCATGGTTACGAGGTCGTGAGGTTCCAGGGCGAGGCAGCGGGAATGCCCCGTAAAATTGATCGCCTTATTGACGCGGAACCGCTCAAGGTGATAATTTCCCATCTGCATGGCGTGCTCGTAGTCCGTAATGCCAAGCAGTTGCACCGTTTCCTCTCGGAAATCCCCGTCGGCGGTAATGGACGTTGAATCGGAGACAACGTAATCGTCAACAATGAATTTGTTATCCGTATTGCAGAACTTCACGCGGACGGCGTTGGGCGTGTCGAATACGGACGGCTGAGATATTTTCAGTGACGATACCCCGCCCGCTTCTACGATGTCCGATTCCCCGAGGTTCATCACGACGGACTCGGAATCCCAATCCCGGTAAAGCAATTTGAATTGGGTTTCGGAATAGATGACATCGCCCCGGTAGGTATCAATAATCTGCTTGAGATTGTCGATTGCCGCCGAGTCGTCGCGCAGGACAAGGCCGAGAGTCCAGCCCTTCGTGTCACAGAAGTTGGCTGCATCGTCCACGGAGGCCGTCACGACACGGGCCGTGTCAATCCCCATGCCTCCCCGGCGAGAGCTTCGCGTAATGAAATCGTAGGCGCACAGGGCGGGGTTTGCGCTGTATCCCGTGGTGCTTGTCCTAGTATCGTAGACCTTGAGCCCTTCCACCTCAACCGTGATATTCGGCAATCCCTGCCATTTGTTCTGGTCGTAGGTGAGTTTCATGTAGATGTATGCCGTGTTGCGAAGCGGGTCGTTCCAGACATCTTTCGGGGACATTCCCGCCGTGGCCGTTACGAGGGCCGCGTGCGCGTTTTGCGTCGAGGTGCCCGTGTAGACCTGATACGATACGAGGGAGCCGTATTCGGTATAAAGCTTATCATCGAGCCAAATCTGATCGACCCCGCCGACCTGATGGATGCCGTTGATTTCACCCTCTCCGATGATGCCGACAAGATGCAATTCGTTGTTATTCGTGCCCGTCGTTATCATGTAGCAGACGTTCACGGGGACGCGTTGCAGGCCGTAAATCAGGGGGATGTTGTCCTGATTGTCCTTACTGTCCACCATCTGCCCGCGCGTAGCCTCTTCCAGCGCCTTGAGGGGGTCGTTCTGGTTCGCCCCTAGCATCTGCACTAGGCTGAACAGACTCGACATGACGGCAAAGAAAATGGCTTCAACGCCCATACCGCCACCCCTGTTCGATGGTGAAATACTTGTCTGCCCCGTAAATCCGCACTTTTCTGTCCTTTACGACGGTCAAAAACTGCCTTTTACCGGCATACACGCCCGGAATCCGCTGCCCGTTCTCCCCTATTTTCACAATGAGGACATCGCCCCTTTTCAGGAAATGTGTGTCGATCCTGCTACAGTATGCGTCTAAAAGGCGCTCAAGGACGGCAAGGCCCGCCTCGGGGTCCGACTCAAACCGTTGTGCGTAGGTTTCAAGGGTCCATCCCTCAAATTCCTTGGGCACCTTCCATCCCATCTTGCGCTGCGTCCTGATAACGAGCCCCATGCAATCGAAGGCGTCCGGGCCGGTTGCCCCTGCCTTGTACGGCTTGCCCACTAGCTCGGCTGTGAACTTGGCCCAAATCACCTAGGCACCCTCCCCCACCACAACTGCTTTTCCATCAGGGCCGGGAGGAACCGAAACCCGCCGAAATTGGCCTGATTGCCCAACTCCGCGCACCTTGAATAGCTCTGATCGCACCATCCTCCCGCGCCTGCGTAGGTGCATTCCGTTCCCTTGAATACCCACGGGCAGGTGGCCGAGGCGGTCCTGAGAGGCCGCTTTCGCCACAGTACAAGCTCGTTTAAGGCCCGGATCGTCGCCCGGTCCTCCGTAAGCTCCCACTCCCCAACAATGCCTTGAAACAGGTTTGTGAGCCCCAGGACGGTCCCTGCGGCGTTCATGACGCCGTGGCTGATAATGATGGTCCGGTTGCGGGCATCTTCACCTAGCAGGTACGCGGAGAGCGCCAGAGAGGCATTGCCGAACTCAACTGTAACCTGATCGACGGAGAGGGCGGCGGCGTAGGCAATATCGGCAAAGGCGAGCGGGGCGGGCGTATAGCGAATATCGTTGTAATGCACGGGGCGGTCTGCGTCCGTGTAATACAGGGTAATGGCCGAAAGGCGAAGCTCAACCGTATAAAAGTAGCTGAATTGCTCCGCTTCCAGTTGCGCGTTAATGGCCGTTGAAATCGTTTTCATGTCGCTGGCGGGAGTCCTTTCAACTCCACCGTCATTTTGTAAAGCCCCGGCTCGAAAAGGGACCGGCTCAACGTATCATCCTTGAACCGGCACCGAACTTTCTGGTAACCCGTGAAATCTGCCGTCAGGACATCGCCCGAGGATGGCGTAAAGGCTAAACTCAGGGTGTCCGCATCGTCCGTCCCTGCCGTCGTGTTGACGGCGTAGGTTGTCGTACTCAGCACCGAGCCGTTCTTATAGACCGCCACGGCGCAGGAATCCTTGCAGGGCAGGGTGTAGACCGTCGCCGCCCCGTCCGCGACGGCGATATAAGCACCGGATACCGTGTACTTCTGGCTCCACGCTTCCCCGATGTAGTAATGGAATGCTTCGTATGCGCCCTTGCGGGACTCGAAAAAGCTCCACAGGGTGCTCATGCATGACGTGGGCACGGCGTTGTATTGCAGGGTTACGTCGTATTGCGGGGCGGTCCACTTCTGCCTGCGCTGCTCGTTACCGTCATCGAATATGCTAATAACGGTCTTATACCGCGCCTGCGTGACATGCTCGTAAGACGGGATCGGGGTTGTCGGGTATTTAGCCATTATTTCGCCGTCCTCATAATGGTGCGCCGGATGCTCTGATTGCCCTGTAATGCCCGCTCGACGGGGTCCGTAATGGCGGCAGGGTTGCGTCTGCACATATCGTAGAAGCTCTGCGCGTCCGCTGCCGATATGTTGATGTTGATTACGCTCCCCCCGCCCGCTGCCTGTATTCCCAAATCGCCGCTTGCCGTCCTCTTGAGGGGCATAACCGCTTCGGGGCCAGCCTCGCCCATGAGCCCCATACCGTTAGCCATAGGAAACACGGTAGGCCGATGGACGATACCGCCAGCCGCGTAAGGGATAAGCCCGCCCTTGGCAAAGAACATCCCCGAACTGCCACCGAACATGCTGAACAGGTCGCCACCACCACCTCCACCGAACAGGCCCGACAGCAACCCCCCGAATCCCCCCCCGCCTCCCCCGCCCCCACCTTGCAGTGCTGCACTGAGGCTCTTCGCCATCGGTTCAAGCACGGCAATCTTGAAAAGCAGGGTATTCAGTTGGATGAGCGCCGACCGAACGAAATCCTTGAACCGGAATTGCCCCGTATCGCAAAACTCGGCAAAGGCGTACTCCATCGTCCTGAACACGCCCACGGTGTAATCTTCCATGAGCTTGCCGTAACTCTCGTATTCCCGTTGCAAATCACTCAGGGCTTTCGTTGCACCAGCGAGGGGGTCTTTTCTCAGGATTTCCTCGATCCGCACCCGCTCCTTTTGGATCTCAAGTAGCTTTTCGGCGCGGTCGAGTTCGTCCATGTCCTTTGCGTCGATGACGTTATTCCATGTCAGGCGTGCCTGAATCATGTCCCGCTGCGCCTGCACCTTGCGCTCGAGGTTGTCCAGGGTCGCGGCAAGGTAGTCCTCTTCGGAGAGGCTAACCAGCCGCTCGATGTCGAGCATCTTCTGATCGGCGTCGATGATGGCTAACTTGTCGTCGCGCATCTGCCGCAGACCCGCACTGACACCGTCGTAGAATTTCACTTGCTCCCGCAGGAGCCGGAGGTAGGCCTCTTCGGTGTCAACGTACTTGTCGGGCTTGCCGGAGGCTGCGGGGGAGCTGGCTGGCTTTGCGTGAGGGCTGCGGGATGGGGCGTCCCAAATATCCGCAACACCCTTCTTGAGTGCGTCCAGGGACGTGCCGAGCCGCTTCTGAGCCTCGGGGGAAAGCAGTCCCGTGGCACCCGGCCCCGTCATGTTCACGGCGTCCATAAGCCATTTGACGGCGTCCAGAATCCATCCGAGCTTGTCAACGGCCCAATCATAGAGGCGAGTGACCGGGGCCTTCATGTCCTCCCATACTTTCAGCCATGAATTCCACAGGTCATCCAGAATGATCGTAGACGATTCAAGCAGCCATGCCATTATCGCGGCCACCGACAGGATGCTCTTGGAAACCCACCCGACCGCCGTGCCTACCTTTTCGGAGAAATCGTACCAGCTTCCGGCGTTGCGCTCGATGAGGTCGGACATATAATCTGAGTATGCCGCCGTGGCATTGGCCGAATCCCTGAAAATGGCCTGCGTCATGTTTGACAGGTTCGTCTGCTGCTTGTCCATGTTCGCGGAAATGGAATCCCACGCCCCGGTCATTTCCCTTGAAATCTTCTCGGAATACTTGTCCACGGCGTTGCTGGCAACCTCCGCCGCCTCGGCCTGATCGTAGAGCATCTGCCCGACCTTCGCCGCTGCCGTCGCCCCGCCTATCGTGGCAAAGGACGTGATAACAGACACCTTCAAGACCTGCGGGGTTTTCAGCTTATTGATAAACTGATCCAGGGACGCGGACGCCCGGTCGAACCCGCTCTGCACGTCCGCTGCGTCTGCCCGCATTTTGATGATGAGATCGGAAATGGTGCTCATCGTTTCTTTTTGTCCTTACTCACGGCCTCAACGAATTCCTTGTTCTGGTAGGGAGAGAAGCCAGCCTTTATCTTCTCCGCTACGGTGTCTGCGTCGTCTGCGTCCTTCCCCGATGTCCTGTCCGCTTCAATCTTGCAGTAGGCCATCCATTCCCCGAGTTCCCGGCTGTCTATCCGTTCCAGCATCTCCCTGACGGGCATTTTCAGTTCGCGGGCGAGGGAGAAGTAGAAGAACCGGCTCCCCCGCTTTCGGAGTTTTTTTCAAGTTCCTTTACGCTTTCGTCGGTCAACCCGTTGAGGCGCTGCGCGATGGTAAACAGGCGGTCGATAACCTTCGATGATTTCTTTCCGAGTTCCCTGATGTCGGCATCCGTGAAGATCCGTTTCAGGTCTTCGTCCACGATGGCCCGCGCAAGCAGCTTCGCCCGCATGTCATCGCGGTTCAGCTTGATTTCCTTCCCCTTCATGTCGTACATGGATGCCTCGTAGGCGTCCCGGTCGGAGCCTGTGATAACGGCAATCCTGACCGAACCTCCCCACTCCGGTACGTCTACATCCTCGAAAGCCCTGTCCTGCGCTGCAAAAATAGCGTCCCTCGTCAACCTGCTCATCACGTCCCTCCAATGATCGAATAGATTTGATTCACAAGATAAATCTCATAATCGGCGTCGTAAGCATCCCCATCGGCAACCCGGATACAGGCGAAAGCCGTCGAACCCGTCATGGCGGTATGCACCGCTTCCGCAATCGTCCGGGCCTGATCGTGATCCGTCGATATGATGTCGATTCCGTATCGCGCCCGCTCCTTGCCGCAGTAGCCGTCGAGCGCGTAGAACCCGTCTGCCGATACCTTCGTGTAGACCACGGCGGGGAATGTCACGTTGTCCTGCGGGACCATGACGGGGTAAATGCGCGTGCCCGTCAGCGTTGATATGGACGACGAATTTCGCAGGACATCGTAAATCTTCGTGTTAAGAGCCATACTTTTCCGTTATCTTCTGGTTCAGCTTTACCTTGTACGTGTCAATGGCCTGCACGGAGTGGCCCGCCATGACATCGCGCAGGATGTGTTGCCCGCGCTGGCCGGGATGCTTGACGATGCGCCCGTAAATGTCCCGCTTGCCCTTGTCTGAAAGGACTCGTTTCTTTCTCGCCCCGATTACGTGCGGCTTCGTCCCGTACTCCACAAGATGCGCCGTCCGTGTCCTGTGCGTGATTCCGTACCCTACTTGCCACTCGCCCGTTTTGTAGTCCTTGCGATACCCGACGCTGCTTTTCAGCCAACCGCGCCTGACGGGAACCCGTGACCGCAACGATTCTGCGAGGTACTTCGCCATTTCCTCTTCCGACTCAATCCGCGCCTCGCCGGAAACGTACTCATTGGCTTCTCTGAGGTCTTTCTTTACGTCCTCGTCATTGGCAACGCGGATAGCGCACTCGATCTCCTTTTCCGCTTCTGCCGTCCTTCCCTCCCCAAACGCCACGGCCCCGCGCATGATATGCCGCAGGGCATGTTGCACCTCTGCCCCGATGAAGTTGCGGACGATGAAGTGGTTAAGGATGCCCGCGATATGCGCCCCCGTTTCAGCCCCGAATGTGCGGCCAGCGGCCCCGCCCGCACTCGCTATCAGGCGAGGCGTAATCACCCGCGATCCTATCCATGCAGCCGTCCAGATTACAGGTGCGCCCATCAGGTGCTTAACCTCATCGTTGTCATTTCCACGCGGTCGTCCATCTCCGTTACGTCCTGAATGAGATACGTGGACCCGTTATAGACAACGCGCATATTCACGTCGATCCCGCTAGTAAGTCTGATTGTTATTTTGTTGACCAGTTCCTGCCCGAGAACGCCGCTTTTCATGATGTCGCGCATTCTCACGGGCTCGACCTGCGCCCACGCGTTGCTGAGATACGTGGACCATGTAATCGTCTGCGTTCCCGATACCGTTGACTGAGTAGCCACGGGGTTCAGAATTGAGATTTTTTTGTTTAGTTTCCCCGCTAACATTCGGACCTCAAATGATGGTGAGCGCCCTCCGGCTCCCACCATTCTACAGGGAAGTTGCGTTGCTGTAGGTGCAAGCCCCGGTGATTTCCAGGGTAATGCTCCCCTTCACGATCTGATCGACGGCCCCGGTAATACTGAAGCCGCTCACATACGCGTCAAAGATGATTTTGGTTTTTGCCAGTTCCACCGTGCTGTCATTCAACTGAATGAGCGCCTTTCTCATGTAGCGGTTTGCCCGACAGGTCCGCATGTAGTCCTGCGCCGTGGTGCCGGGACGGAAATTCACGTCGAGAGTCACCTGACCCTCATCCCGCAAACCGAGCATTTTTTCCTTTGCTGTGCTTCCGAGGTGGCTTGCGTCAATGACGTTCGCCGCCCCCGTAGGCCCGTTGAAACCAACCACTTCCGCAACGGCGTGAGACGTAGAGGTGGACGCCGCCGTGGTAGTGGACCAGAAGAAAATTGCGCCTTGAGATTCGATTGCCATTTCCCATCACCCCCTTACGCGACAGTGGAGTAAGTGACGGCCCCGCTGATCTCGATGGTGATGGATGCCTTGACAATCTGATCCACCGCCCCCGTGACCGAGAAGCCTGAAACGTACCCGTGCCCGTTCAGCATTGTGATGGCCGTGTCCGTCATCTTGATAGCCCAATTCCCCTGCGTCCTGGCGGCGCGACACTCGCGGAGCTTTACCTGTCCCGTGTCCGAGGGCGCAAGGTTACAGTCAAGAGTAATCTGCCCCTCGTCTCTGAGGCCGATCATCTTTTCCTTGGCCGTGCTGCCCAAATGCGAAGCGTCAATGACGTTCGCGCTGCCAGTGGGGCCATTGAACCCGACAACCTGTCCCACGCTGATAACGGTGGAAAGGGATGTCGTTGTGCTCCAGTAGAGCACGCAGCCCTGTGATTCAATTGCCATCGGTTAATACCTCCTGCAAGACTCCGACGTTACAGGCCCACTATCGCTTGCGACTCGGGGATGGTCAGTCCCTTCGTGCTTGTCGCCTAGACCGCTTGCCGCTGGCCTCGTTTGAAAAGTCCGGGGAGGGCGTCCGGGCGCCTTGAGGGTCGGCAAGCGAGTTAAATCTTAATCACCGTGTAGGCATCCAGAAGCCCGTCCACGAACGTGCGCGGAAGCTCAAGCATCGTCTGCGCCCCAGACTCCACGGACAGGCTTTCCCGGTTGTTATACATGGCCCCCACGCGAAGACGGACCCACGCCTTGACCCCGTATGGAGTCGTGGCCGTAGACGCCCCGCTTAACGCGTAACCGCACTTGTAGCGAACTCTGACGGCGTTCATTACGTCGTAGGTTTCCGGCCAGTCGTTGTCGTAGGACGGCACTACCCAGGCGGGCTCCGAATCCCCGTCGATGGAGTAGGCAGTCGCGGACAGCGTAGCCGTCGCCCCGCTTGAGTCGATGTAGCTGATGCTCAAGTCCGTCGAGTTGGACGAAAGCGGCGGGCGCGGTATCTCAATCCCGCCTTCGGGAAACGCGTCCATGACGAGTTCCCATGTCTGCGGCATCATGGCCCGTTTCGTCTTGTTTTCGGCCTCATTCTGCGCGGCCATCAGCATGGAGTTGAGAAGCAAATCTTCCGACGTGTCGGACGTGGAGAGCCGCAGGTGCGTCTTGATTTCGTCAAGCGTCACACAAGGGCCGGTTGCCTCTGTAATCAGCACAAGCGCCATTATCTCGACCTCCACACGTCGCCTGCGCGGCGATAGGTGTTGACGTATATTTTCGATTGCCGGTACTTGTCGCGCACGGGATGGACCGTTTTCGTTATTTTCCCGCGTGTCGTCGTTCCCGTGCTGAACGAAATATCATCCCCGACGTTCGGCTGCGTTCCGTCCGAGATCGCAATGTGGTGCTGTTGAATGAGAGACAGTGCGCCGGCCGTTTGGATATGCCCGGAATCCTGCGGGGACAGTAGATGCCCGGCTATAACAATGATTGCATCCGCGACGGACAGATCGGCAGAATCATCGACGGTGATGTTGTGATGCTGAACGACCGAGAAATCGTCGGACGCTAGCAGTTGCGCCCCGTCTGCCGCGACAACATTGAAATCACCGGCAACGTCAAGGTGAATCGTAATCGAATCCGAAACACTGACCTGTGCGCCGTCGTCTGCGCTGGCGAGATTGTGATCCTGCGAGACATCAGCCGAATCGCCGGTGTTGACCTGCGTAGCGGAAGCGATAACAATATCGCCATCCATTAGGATCGTGATGTTCTCGCCCTCGTTGACCTGCGTGCCGTCGTCAAGCGAAAGCACATGGGCCTGCGTGATCGCCACGGCGTCGCCCGCGCTTATTTGTGCGCCATCCGCGATGGAGAGCAAGTGTAGTTGAGACAATGCGAGCGCGTCGGCTGCGTTGACCTGTGCGCCGTCTTGCGGGCTCAACACATAATCCTGTATTAGCGTTACGCCGTCCGCAGTGTTGTGCTGCGCACCGTCAGTCAGGATGAGTCCGTGAACTTGCAGAATGATTAGATTATCCGCAGTGTTGTGCTGCGTACCGCCTGCAACGATCATCCCGCCAGCGCCGACGACCAGCACAACGTCGTCCGAGACGTTTATTTGTGCTCCGTCGCCTAGCACGGGATAAAAGTTTTCAATCAGGACGATTGTTCCAAGTAGCGACCCCTCCGTGAGGAGGCTGTCGCCGCCCTCAGTGACAAGCCAATCTCCCGCCTCCGTCGTGATGTGTGCCGAAACGTCAGAGGCCCCCGAGTAGTTCTCCTGCGTGCCGTCAACGGGGGAAAGTGTCGCGCTCACGTCAACGGCATCCGTAACAACGGATTGAACGCCGTCGGTAATGCTCAGGGCTTGATGTAGTGCCAACGATGGAGAATCGGACGTGTTGAGTTGCGCGCCGTCCGTGATTGCAATGAGATGGTGCTGTGTTAATGATACAGCATCACTCGCATTGGACTGCGCCCCATCGGAAATGGTCGGGATCGGCTGAACGAAAGACGGTGCAGGCTCGTCGCCTGCATTGGCCTGGACGCCGTCGGAAACGACAAGGGGAGTTGACGACAGGAGAATGGGTGCACCCCTGGTCGTCAACTGATTCCCCGACTCGTCGGTTAAATAGTTGCCAGCCTCATCTAGTAGGTAGTATTTCTCGCCGGAATTGCTATACTGAATTCCGTCGGCTACCGATGCAATGAGATGGTCTGCCATCCGTCACCCGTTATCTAGGTCGCGTCCCTGAACTCAATGTCCCACGCGGGAATCGTGACCGTGTTCGCCGTCGAGGTAAGTGCCTGCGCCGTCGAGCAGGTCGTGATGTAGTGAATCCCCGTAGTACCGGCCTGCGTAGAAAACAGCACGATGCTATTGGGAACGCCAGTAGTCGTAACAGCAATCGTCGCCTTTTGTGCAACCGTCACCTTTTTGCCTGACACGTCTCCATCGGCAATTGTGAAATCTGCCGTCGTCATGGCGACAAGAGCCAAGTACGTGGTAGCGGTACAAGCGGCGAGGTTTGCGGGGTTTGCGGTGAATACCCCCATCTTTTTGCTGTTCGATCCAATGTACGAACAAGCCTGATTCAGAATGATCGTGCTGCAAAATTTCGCCATTTCAATTACCTCCGGTGTATTTGCCCCCCGGTGCTAATGTCTGAATTCGGACAACCCCGAATACCTAAACCTGTCTTCTTTCGGCTTCCGTCCCGGCTTTCCCTTCTCCCTGCGGACCTCCGGGGCCACCATCGCCTGCGTCTCCACTCGCGCCTCGACGTATGGGACGGCGTGCTTGAACGCCAACAGTCGCCCCCCTTCGGCGGGGCCTACCTCGATCACGTCCCCCGGCTGATGCCTCTTCCCCGTCTCCTGGTTCGCGCAAGGCGTGACACATCGAAGTTTCATCCTCAGCCCCCCGTGACGTTCTTCCAGATTTTGTCAATCTCGTTTACCGCGCTCATGGCCCCGATGTACTGCTGAACCTGCTTTTCGTGGTGCGCCATCTGCGCCTGCGCCTGATTCGCACGCTTCTGCATGGATTTCTTCATGCTCTCGATCTTCGCCCTGAACGGCAGTTCCTTTGCCTCTTCGTATCCGTACATGAAGCGCGTCTTGAGAAGGTCGCAGGTATCAGGAAGCCAAATCTTAATGCCCATGCCGACGGCCAATCCGAGGAAGTATTCGCAGCTCGGGCGCTGCCAGAAGTACTCAGAGTCCACCGCCATATCTACGCCGTAAATCCTGATCTCCTTGAAATCCTCAAGGATTGCGTAGGCGATCTGCCACGAAATCGTATTCGTGAAGTACGTCCCGAACCGATCAATAATCTGCTTGAACGGGAACGCCACGGCGTTAGGCATGAAGGGATTGGGTTGCTGGCAGTAGACGGGGAACGGGAGTTTGCCCAACTGCGTCAGGTAGTCAGGTACGGCCTGTCCCCGGAATTCCTCTTTCCCCCTCCGAAGCCACTTGCCGCCCTCGCAAGTGATTTGATGGATCTCGAACCATCGGGTCCACGGGCCGGGCATGGTGAGGAAAAGATTGTTGACGCCCCAAAACTCAAATTCGTCTTTCAGGTGAAACGGTGTTTCGGACTTGGAATCCGAACATCCGACAATGCAGACCTTCTCTTTCTTTTTTACCTCTTGAATCTCACTCATTAATGCCCTCCAGCATAAAGGTTGAGGGGCGGACCCCGCGAGGAGCCCGCCCCGGTTAATTAGCTAGACAGTTTGCCCTTGAACGCGGGCGGCATGTAGCGCCCGCCGGTACGAATCACCGTGATTGCGGCGCGGCAGGACGTAGCCGCCGTGCTCACCTTCACGCCGAGGTAACGCTTCGACGCCGTCGAGGTAAGCTGATCGGCCTTGATGTCAAAGGCACCGACCGCATTATTGACCACCGCCGACATGACGGCAGAGGCGTTGAGGCCGATGTCACCCACGGCATCGTCCATAAGCTGAATGCGGATGGAGTCGGTCGTGGGAGTGGTCAGGGTCAGAACGCCCGTGGAAAATCCAAGGGTGCTTTCCAGCCCCGTCTTAAGGGAGTCGATGGACCCGGCAATACCCGTGTTGACGGTAGAGCCGACCGTGGTGCCGAAGTTGATGTTGGTCGCGTACTGCAACGTGGAGCCGGAAGCCCACGCCGCCGTCGAAGTCGTGTAGGTGAACTTCTTGCTCACCGTGCCGACGGAGAGGGTGAAGAAATTGCCGTCCGTCGAGGCCGAAGAGAACGTCAGGGTAAGGTCGCGCACGCCGGAGCCCGCCGCGATGTTCGTCGCAGCGGTACCGCCGACCACGATCCCCGTCTTGCTGCCAGCAGCCGTGGTGCCAGCCGCCGTGGCATTCGAGGACTCCGTCAGGTCGATAGTCACGCCGCCCGCCGCGTTGCCCTCGACGTTGACGACAATGTAGGCGTCCGTGTACTTCGACATATCGTAATTCTGCGACACGGCAGCCGCAGCCGAGGTGAGGCTAAGAACCTCGGAGTCGATTTTCAGTTTTTCAGAGAGTTTTCCGTAGTTCATGGTTTCGTCACCTCCTAATTCAGCACGATGAAGGGCGACACGGTGTTAGCCGCGCTGCCTTCAAGCGGGATAGGCGCGTCGAGCCAGGGCTGGCCGTCCACGTTCCAGAAGATTTTGAGGACGCTCCGGTTGGTCGTGAAGTAGACATGCTCGGACATGGCGACGAAGGGACCGGACCCGTCTTTGATGAGGTAATAGCCGAGATCTGCCAGGATGAGGTCGCCAGCCGTCCCGAGGGCAACCGACCGCTCATGGAACAGAACGGGGATGCCAAGCAGGGTCGGGGGCATACCGGGAACCGCAGACTGCATCCATACGGCGTTGCTGCCCGTCGCATTGTCAACCATCGTCGCGAGCTGCGGGATGGTCGTCTGAGAAGCAATCCAGACGGGATTGCCGCCCATTTTCAGGCGGGCGAACATGCCGACAACGTCGGCGTATGCAATCTGGTTTGCCGTGGTGCGGGCGTAGTTGATGCGGGCGGGCGAGGCGGTAATGCCGAGGGGCCTGCCGACACCGTTGCCGCTGTAGAACGCGTTTTCCTCAGCCGCCGTAATGGCAAGACGAAGCTGGCGCTCACAAACGGACGCAGAGGCCGTCCAGTTGCGAAGCAGCTTGTCGGTGAGGACGAGGTGAGCCGCGACTTCCTTGGGCTCCAGCTTGATCTGCCGGATGTCCATGTCCGTCTCGGGCTTGGTTCCCGCTTCCGCGATCCACTGCACGGTCACGCCGCCGTACATATTCTCCGCTGCACCCTGATTAAGTGCCGCCATCGAAATGGCCGCATCCGGGGGGGAGCCAGCCAGGATGACCTGTGCGCGGGGCCGGAAAATCGCCGCCTGGGGGTCAATCGCCAGCAGGCCGGGTCTGAACTGCTCGGGCACCATGAAACCGCCCTTCGTTCCGGTTCCCATCGACTGTTCGCGCTCTTCGTAAAGATCGTACAGCCGGGGATCGTCCCTGCGGGACACGACGGAAAGAAGGAAGTCCCGAAGGTCAACAAATTCCTTCGGGTCGGTCTTCTGCGCTTTGGTGGACAGGCGCACGGACTTGGCGGGCTTGCTCATGGCCGCTTCCTGCTCGGCAAGCCGTTCCTCGCGCTCGATGTCCTTGTCAATTTTCGCCAGCGAGGCATCGAGGGACTTGTACTCGGTATCCTCGGCCTCCGTCAGATCGCGGGTTTCCGATTCTGCCAGGTCGAGGAGCGCCCGCATCCTCTCGACAGCCTGTGCTTTCTTTTCTTTGAGTTTCTCAATTCGATTCATCGGGATGAACCTCCTACGGTTAGAGCCAGCCTGCGTCGGAGCAAGGCCGTCTTAAAAGGTTTGTATTTCAACGATTCTGCCTTTGACTGTGACCAGCAGTCGTGGCTCCGAACCGCAACGTCGGTTTCCTGATAGGCCGGGAACGTAACCGGCGAAACATCCCAAAGCTTCACCTTCTCAAGCGTGCGAAGGTCTTTGGCCGCGTTCTCTTCGGTTTCCCAACTGTCCTTGATGGTCTGGAAACCGAAGGACATCTGCGAAATGTCGCCCCGCTCGATGGAGGTGACGAGGTCGCGGGCCACCTGCGTATCGGGCGGGTCGATTTCGACGTAGAGCCCTTGCTCGTCCTCGCGCATGGTCAGCGTGCCCGCCTTGTTTCGCCCGAGGATGAAATTCTCGTCGTGGTTGAACAGGGCGCGGACATCGTCCTTGCCGATGGACTCGGAGAATGCACCCGGAGCGATCCGCTCACGGAACCAACCGAGATCCGTCTCGGAATTGAAAACGGCGGCATGGCCCCGGATCAGCTTCTTTCCGTCTTCGCGTTGCTCGACGCGAAACTCACTATGTAGCGTCCTGCGTTCCTGCTTCATCGAGGGGTAAATCCTCCTGCGTTCCTTGCGTGCTGCTCGTGTTTGGATTCTCGTAGGTATCCCCGCCTTCCCTCGGGTTCATGTTTTCGAGGGCGCGGACCTCATTCGGGCTCATCCATCGGTTCGTGATTGCCGACGCATACGCCTGATAGCGGGTTGCCGTGTCGCCCCGGAGAAGGGCGTCGAGCTTGAACTCCGCGAAGTAGCGGCCCTGCTCTTTCTTGGTCAGCAGCGTTTTGTTGATGGATTGCTCGATACGGACGAGCCACGGCCTGATACAGTGGATGACGAAAGACATCATCATCTGCTCGGCGCTGGCATAGGTTGTCGTCGTGTCGGGATGCCCGATGAGGATGCACGGGACGCGGAAGAGGCGGGCGATTTCCTGCACCTGAAAGCTGCGGGTTTCAAGGTATTGGGAATCTGTCGCGGACATGCCGACGTTCACCCAATCCATCCCGTTTTCAAGAACGATGATCTTGAATTTGTTATCGCCGGAAAGGGCGTCCTGTACGGACGTTTTCAGGCGGGTATGGGCGTCTTCCTTGAGGGTGCCGGGATGCTTGACGATGCCCGATGTTTTTGCCCCGTTTTTGTAATATGAAATGCCGTGATCCTCGGCGCTCATGGCGAGGCCGATGGAATTCGCGGCGAGGGTGATCGGGGAGAGCCCGAGAAGGCCGTCAGAGGACAGCCCCTTGAGGTGCCAGCACTCGGACTGAGAAAGGGTGATCTGCTTGTGGCTGTCCGGGTCGCGGTACTTGTACTGCACCTCGTAGTCGGTAAAATCCTTGAACTCGGGCTCCACCTTGTCGGGATGAAGGGGGATTATTTGCAGGACACGGCCCGCGTTGTCCCGCTGAATGAACGAATAGGCGTTGCCGCGCAGGGCGGTATGCCCCACCTGCATCTCGCGGAACTCATGGGCGGTCTGGAAATTGTTTGGGGAATCGTGCAGGAAGGGATAAAGCCAATGCCCGTCGGCAACGTCCTTGCCGCCGTCCTTGCGCCGTTTGTAGACCATCAGGGGGAGCGATGCGATAGTTTCCGAAATGACGCGGACGCAGGCAAAAACCGCCGACTGACCTAAAGCCGAGTCGGCATCTACGTTGTAACCCGTCTTGTTTTGACGGCCCAGGAGCCGGATAATCCAGTGGTTAGGATCGTCCACGCCCCTGCGTTCGATAAACTTTGCAGCAAAGTCTAGCAGTTTGCCCAAATATGCAACCCCTGGCCAGAGTCGTTTGGCTAGGCGGTCCCCTCAATCCTACATCGAGGGGAAGGCCGTCTATCCGGCCCGCGAACCGCCTGACTGACACCCATACGGGTGAGTCCTTGGGTTGGATTTTGGACAAAAAAAAGTCCCGTGCGCCAAAGGCATACGGGACTATTACCGGCTATTACGAAAGTATTTTTAGTTTAGGGGCACCTTTTCGTATCCCTTCGCTTCCATGCAGGACGTAAAGACCCTTGCGCCCCGGATCACCCAATCGTCAAGGTTGCTAATGGAACCCGTGGCCTTGTCTGCCTCGAAGCTGCATTGCTTCCTGTCCTGACTGAACTCTGCCTCAGTACCTCCGGGCTTTACCCATCTCCACGACGGCCCGCAGGACACTAGAAAAAACACACATACCGCCAGAAGTACCAGCCTTTTCATGTCGCCCCCCTTTTGCTGTTATTCGTTTGACGTTTGAGATAACACTACAATCTCAATGACTTCCTGCCGTGGAATTCTAAGCACCTTATGGCTTATTTTCAAGCCCTTAATTTTCCCTTCGGCTTTCCACGTATAAACGGTGTCTACATGCACACCAAAGAAATCCGCGACTTCCCTCGGCGTGTAAAGCGCCTTCTGCGGCAGGCCGTCCAGGTTCGTGCTCATGGCAACCTCGT